AGTTTCACTACTATCAAAGTTCATTGCTGACAGCACATATATAGCATAACACTTACTTTCGTATTTCTTTTCATAATCAACAGACCCCATACCTTTATGAGTATTCTGGTACTCTTGACTAATCTCTGCATCTATTCGAGCAAGAGAGTGATACTTTGCAGACCACACTAATTCACCTGGAGCAAAATCTTCAGAAGCACACTCTTCTGGAATAATATCATATTCAGTAGAGTCTTTACTACTCGGACGCTCTGGTACTCCTACTTTCTCTAGCATTGTTTTTACAAAGCTAGGACTACGATACAGACTCTTTGCAATACTTGAGATATTGTCACCTCTCAAATAATCCAAAACAGCTTCTGTTATTTCTGCGTTTGATGCAGGCTTTCCTCGATTTGCTTTTTTTCTACGAGAAGTATATTCTTCCATCTCGTGAAAGTCTTGAATAATCTTATCCAATCGAGTAGTGTTGTAAGAAATATTTAATATCTCACAAGCAGCTTTTTTCGTAATTGGTGTTTCTCCATTTAAAAGTCCTATGACTTTCCTTATATTTTCAGGAGAAAGATTTTCATGAGATCTTTTCTTTATTCCGCGCCTCAAGTTTTGCCTCCAATTTGAATAATAAACAGCAGATTGCGTGTGCTTCGTGATATAAATTTGTTTCTGGGTCTAGCTGCTCTCCTTCCATACTTGTAAAAATATGACGAAGAGCTGCACCAGTATAACGATTCTGTAAATTGTCTAGCTTTTTCCAATTATCTTCATCGTACTTTTGCGCTCCAAGAGTTAGTACTTTTGCTACTTCTTGAATTGCTCGTGGAGGAAGTAAATACATACGAGGCTTTTCCTCGTCAAACTTCACTCCATTACTCATAACTAATACCTTTGTCTACAGCAACGTATAAACCAACATTTGCTAGTGCATAGCCAAAATAAACTATTGCCATAGCATAATCTTTTTTAATAAATTGTTCTACTGCTATCCAAAGATAGATAAGCCCCGTGAGGGCAACTAACCAAGTACTCATAGTTCCTCCACTGGTATAATTAACCACAGTGCAAGAATAGAAAATCCCGCAACACCTGCAATGATTAATTCAAGTTCCATTGTTTTTCCAAATAAAAATATATTATATTAAACTTATATAAATATGTCAAGAAATAAATTCAGTAACCATAGGAAACAGAGGCTTCAATACATCTGCTACAGCAAGTGCAATTTCTCTATGTTCTTTTTGCGTTTCGACCCCGCTACGGATTTCTATGTAATGAAGCCAGCTTCGTAGTGTTCCGTTCATGTACATACGCGTAGGCGTGCAGCCCTCTGGAAGGATTGCACGGGCCTGCTCTTTTGCGATTCCCATTTCTAGTGCATAAGTATAATTTGTTGCTGCCAGGTCAATTACTTTACGTTGCATATTTTCCCAGAAAGCTGCTACTTGTGTATCTTCACAGTGTAGACTGTTCTGACGGTTTTTTTCGTCTTGCAGACGAGCTTCTCGAAGAACAAAATCTCCTAGATTGTTTGGGTCTGCGTAGCGTTGACTAAATTCTTGAAAAGAAAAACTACGGTGTCGTAATATCTGCTTCGATATATCTCTTGTAGTTTCTATTTCCATACAAACACTTACCATTTCAAACGGAGACCAGTGTTTATGTTTAATTAGATAGCGTACTAACTTTTCTGCTGTAGCATCATTATTTTGATTGCTAGGATTTGAAACTCTCGCTATATAAGCAATATCTTCTAGTAAATCCTTTCCACCAAACCCACAAGAGTAATTGATTAAAGTTACTTTCATCGTGTAATCCTTCTATCATACATTGCATAGTTATCATCCCACCAAGGCGGACGCTCTCGATGAGACCAACTAGCAAAAGTGGCTTTGTCTAAATGATAATAATCACGATAGGACTGTATCGGATTATCGTAATCTTTCAAATCTTCGGGCATAGCTAAACCAAAAGTAGTAAAACCTTTTCTTGGCATATTCTTTGGCTCAGGTAGTTTATTTACTACTTGCTCGATAGATTTGTGTCGTTTGCCATAACGATAGTAATACTCTTCATTTAGAGCATTACCATAGCAATGTGTCCATTCAAAATTATCCAGAGACGACCTAACCCATATAGTGCAAGGATGATTATACATCATTGGTAGGTACGGAGTTAAAGGTCGTTCTTCTGGAGGAAGATGTTTAATCTCTTTTTTCAGTCCATTCAGTTTGGCAGTCTCTTCTTTGTTCAACGCTCTTGGTAAAAATCCTAGATGATAGTCTACCCAAATAGCTGTACAAAGTAGCTGTGCCACTTCTAAAGGCATTTTTACTATGTGTTTGTCGACATGGTACTCCGCGCACTTGTCGAGATTCTTGTCGAGATAAAACAGGTTCATTCTTTCGTCCTACAAAAGCTGAATAATTGTTGTAATCTTGTCGTTGTCTTCTAGTCATGTTGTATATTATACTAAAGTAATAAGGAGTTGTCAAGAAACATTTTCTAGCTTTGTCATTAGACGTTCTGCACGAAGAGGAACCTGGCGATACCATCTACTGTCTCTACCTTCTCTAGCGGCCTCTTTCCAATCTTCATTAAAGAGAGCTTCTCGCATTTTTTTAAATTTTCTCATGCGAGTACGCCCCAAGTTGAACATCATATTGACCAAGACCTCGTGGACGTCTTGTGGCCAACTAGCAAACCTTTCTCCGTATAGAGCTTCACAATCTCCAATTGCTGTACAGAGGTCTCGTTCGAAGACTTCTCGGACTCGTTTTTTTGATACTTTTGTTCCTGCTGGTTCTCCGTATTCTTCGTCCTCTCTGATGATACGATGCCCGATACCAAACGTGGGATAACCGAGATGATCGATATAGATGACATGTTTAACTCCTTCATCAACTTCAAGTTGCTGTTGTATTCTGTCTACATTCATTTTTTACCCATAAACCCTACTGCTGCTCGCACACCAAAGGATGCTGCAACAATTACGCTAAGTGTGTATTGATACCACGCAGGCATTTCTTCAAGTGCTTGAAACCCCGCATGGACGTATTCTACTGTTTGAGGAAAGAAGCAAAGAATCATTGGAATACTAAAGAGAAGTGTCAGCCACTCATCTTTCCAAGAGTTGCCAGAGTTTCTAGCCATAATAGATTCCCAATCAGCTTGACTTTGTGCTGCGGTTACCATTACTTGAGCTTCGGCTTCGGCCTTTGCTTTGATTTTTGCGTTTTTGCCTTCTAGCCAGGTTTGTCCCAACCCCGCTACAGACCTAATAACTCCTCCCCACATAATTTAATCTCTAGTCTTTCGACGCTTTTCCCTATGAAAGGGGTCTTTGTTTCCGCGCAAGTATTCTATAAAAGTTATTCCCATCACTCCCCATATATAAAGAGCTGAAAGTATTACAATAAGTAAAGCAATTCTTATTAGGATTTCCCCTAGTTCCAACTTAATACTCCGAATGTGTATCTGAAAAAGCTTCGTGTCCTTCAAAATACATCTGGATCATTACATGAATAGCGGTATCCACTACAATTAATACTGTACAAAATACTAAAAATAGTGGCATACCGCCGTACATTATTTCTTCCTTTTATTCATTGACAATGAAAATGTTATTGCAAAACCTAAATAGCACATTGATAATATAAGCAATGAGCCTACTGCTTGTTCAATACTCATTCAACATTCTTCCAAGTAAAAGCCCCAAAAAACATTTCATCCTCTGACATCTGTCCCCAAGGCACTTCTCTACTAGGGTCAGGATTCATTGGATTCTCTGCTGAATTATCAAATGCGCCTTCTACATGAAGTATTGTTCCCGCAGGAATAAACTTAGGCTCTCTCCAAGTATAGGAAAGTTGCCAAGCATAGTCATACTTAGGAATGTCAATTAATTCTTCCCAAGTACCATCAGCATAGTATGCTGTAGCTTTCATACTCTTACCACGAAAGTGCATATGAGGCAAGAAGGTATGTAAGTTTATATCATTCTCCAAAACAATCTCTGCTGTCTGTACAAAGTTAGGGTCATACGGTGGAATTGGTGTCCAGTTATTAGGAAAAATACAAGCACAATCTCCTGCCATTCTTTCCTGTGGGACTACACCTTCATCATG